CTTACACTCATTATTCTTTGTAAAACCTGTCCTTTACTTGTAAATGTTTTTGAATTTGTATTTCCATAAGCAACATTATTTAAATCATAACTTTCTGTTATTGTTACTGTTAGTGTTGATGCTGTTACTGTTGATGCCATATTTTATTTTTTTTATAATTTAATATACTACTGTTTCTATTGTTAAGTTTACAAAAATCTCTGAACCTCCACTAGCCTCTTTTATCATTGGAAACAATATATCTCCTGCTGCTAAAGATGATGCAGTAATAGCAGTTTCATTGATTAATACCAACTTAGAATCACTACTACCTCCAGTTGCAGTAAACTCATCTACAACCACAGGAGTTACCGCACTTGCAGAACCTGCTGTTGGAGTTATCTTACACAATGCTATTGTTATAACATTACCACCATCACTTGTTACCCAACCTCTTATTCTTTGTACTTTTGATGCAAAAGGTATAACATGAGAAACCCCCATTCTAAACAACTGTTTAGGAGTTAGGGTTGCACCAGTAGCACTTGTACTACCAAAGTCTATATCCCATTGAAAAGGAGATTTATTATCCTCTATATCTTCTCCATAACTGTAATTAGTCAGACCAGAACCAATATAACCTTGCATCTTATAATTAGTTGTTCCTAACAAAGACTTTGATTGCCATTCTATACTACCATCTGTAGTATCTGCACCACTACCCTCTCCTTTAGATAAGACAGTGTCATTAAGAGCAGACTCAAATCCTTTTGGATTATGTCTGTTTATGTCTTTTAAGTTTTTGTGTTCGTTTGCAGCCATTTATTTAATTTTAACAATCATCACAAGGGCAAAAATCTTTCCAACTTGTGTAATTTCTTTTTCTAGTGTAAATACTATCATACATTATTATACCATGATTTTTGTATGCTTGACCTCTTGTAGGTCTGTTTGCTTCATATGTTGGGTATAAACCATTTTGGTCATCTCCCTCCATGTAATCTATCATATCATCTAAATATATTTCAGATTTTCTGTAAGTGTCCTGCTTATAAGCATTTAATTCAGCAGGGTCTATAATTGTTGCAAATTCATCAATATTGTGTACTATACCTGCACTTGTACTATTGCTTTGCACTTCATTAATAACCTCAAACCTAACAAACCAGCACAAACATCTAGTAAGAAAATCATCCATTAGTGTTTGATTAGCAGTAGTTAGTGTTCCATTGTTATGTTGAGTTTTTAATTCTTCGTAAAACTTTCTACCTAAAGCAGGTTTTATGTGTGCTAATTCTGATAATAATATCGTGTTGGTAGAAATTAAAGCAGTGTCAGTATTTGCATTAGTAAAACTATTGCTTATAACCTCTGCTGCAGTTACTAAAGTTATATATTGATTTACATTTGCCATATTAGTTTGTTGTATTAGTTTCAGTTACTTGTAGACTTTCATCTTCATCCGCACCATCTTCATCATCTCTTGTTACTATAATCTGCTCTCTATCAGTGATAAACATATTGCCCTCTTCTAGCATTGGTAAATCTTCATCTAACATTCTTCTTTGCTCGTTTATAGTAAGAACTTTAGAAGGGTCTATTTGAGTAGCAAAACTAATTGGTGGCTCGTACTGTATAAGTAAATCTTCTGGTAAATATCCTAACTCCTTAAATAATAAATTCTTAATACCTGTAAGTAGCATATCAGAAGTATCTTTAATAACAGTAGTCATTGCTAAGTCGTAAGCAATTCTAATCTCACTACCTGTATTATTCATTTTACCACTAGAAACTAAACCACTTAAAGATGGTTGCCATCTGTGTGCAGTTACAATGTTTTGGTCTGTTATTTTCTGCAAGTCAATCCAACTTCCCTCTTGGTCATCTTTTATAATATTTACATTAGCAGGTGAAGTGTCACCATTTTTTACTATGAACATTATCTTACCATTATTACCATCTCCGACAAACTTTTTCTGTGCCTCTCTAACTAATTTCTTAGCCTCCTCTTCTCCCATATCACCACTAATCTCTACTATTGCAGATGGTTGGAAACCATTTTTAAATTTAGTGTGATTCCATTTACCTATTTCATAGTCTACTGCAATATGCTCTAATGCAGCAACGTAATCTGGTAAACCATAGAAAGTAAATGTAGGCTCATAATCTTTGAATTGTAATACAAACCTGTTGCTTCTTACATTAGGATAAATAGGAAGTATTGTAAGTTTGTCTTTCATTGTGTTATACTTTGCCCAATCTGGGTGTATATAAACTTCCTTCTTGTTTTTTGACATTCTAACAGTAGTGGCATCTACATGATATAGATTTAGTCCACCATCATACAATACACCCTCAATGTATGCGTTACCAAATGTATAGTAATCATCTGCTAGTTTTTTAAAGACATCTCTTAAATTCTCGCCATCTGCATTGACATCTTTAATATATTCTTTTAAATCTTCGTTGTTTGTTACAAATTTAGCACCACTTGTAAAAATAGTTTTTTGTGCAAGTACACTTCTGTGAGTAGAAGATTTACGCTTTAATTCTGCTAAATATTGAGGAAAAAGATTGTTAGTACCAAAAGGTATAAACTTAGTCCTTACTCTTGATAAGTCCAAAGGCTCTTCTATATGCTCTGGTATCGCTAAGTTAAAAACACCAAACTCAAAAGTATTAGTCTTTTGATTTGTTTTTACTTGACTTTTTCTTGTCTGTTTTCTTTGCTTCATTCTTTTTAGTTGTAGTTGATATTTTTTCTACTAATGAAGTTAAACCTAACTCTTCATAAGCATACGCTAATTCTTCTTGAGTTGCTATTGCCCATTTAATTTTAAAATCACCCTTATAAGTTGTTCCAGATGATTGTTTTGCTTTATATTCTGCCATAACTGTATATATTTTTAAGTGTGATAAATCTACAATATTATTATTACAATCACACATATTTAAAAAAAAGATATTAATAGGAAAATGTTATTAAACTTTTTACGAACAAAGTTCAACCTATTACTATACCTTTAATTATTATGCTGCTGTAGTTGCTGTTAATGCCGAAGTATCAACTGTAACTGTACCAATATACTTTCTAGGTAACTCAAACTGTCTTGCAGTTAAAGTAATAGTCATTCCACTTTCATCAGAATATGCAGCACCTGTACCTCCTTCTGCAGAAGTAAAGTTTAAGAAAGTTTGACTTTTTGCAGCCACATCTTCATTTGCATATTTCTCACTAGCACCAACAACCCACCATGAGCCATTTGTATCTTTTACCATACCCATCATACAAGTGTCTAGCATTGCTTGAATTTCAGCAAATCTATCATTGTTAATCTGAGGTATCATAAAAGTTAAAGTACACTCAAAAGCAGTTGAACCATTTTCTTTAGTAGCGTTTACTGTTAATGCACCAGTTTCATTTTTGTTTTCAAAAACAAACCAGTTCGCAGCAGAAGAACTCGTAAGAATACTGTCAATATCATGTTCTGAAGCAGCGTTACCATAAACAACTGCATCATTGGTATCCCAAGTTCTTAATAGTATTTGCGTGATACCACCAGTTGATTGTAGATTACTACACTCAACACCGATTCCTTTATCTATTGCCATATTATTATTATTTTATATTGTTAATTAAAAGTAATTTAGAGGAGGATTACTCCTCCTCTATCATTACATTATTTTTACGCTTTTGCGATTACCCATTGAACAAGTGAAGGGTACAAGAATTGTACTCCTAACTTAAAGTAACCTCTAAAGAACATTTTTTCTTCTAAATCATCATAAAACACCTTAAAAGAACCTTCTGGGTCAGTTACATCAGAACCAATGATTAAGTTGTCAACCGCACAGTAACAAAGACCATTAGTGTAGTTAGTTCCACTTACAAGGAACATTGCAGGGTCTAAGTCTGCTGTAATAGTATCCCACTCATACATAGCCACTAATTCAACACCTCTAAACTTAACAACTAATAACCCATCTTGAGTATTAGTAATTGCTAAGTCAGCAGAAGTTCCTTCTAGGTTTTGCAAGTAAGCGTTGTAAACTGCTGGAGAAACATACATTTTCTTATCAGAAACAGGAACTTGTTGTAATGCTGCAGGTGCTTCATCATAAGCACGTCTTACCATAGATAATGCTTCTGCTTTTGTTGGTGCAGTTGAATCAGCACAAGTTACTGCTCTTTTTGCACCCTCTACAGTTGAATCATCTCCCATTAATTTAATCCATCCTGTTACACCTTGATAGTTTGCAGTAGAGTCATCTCCACCCCATGCTAATCTTACTACATCTTGTGCAATACCTTTTACAGCACGATTTACAATCGCATCTGCTAATTGAGTACCTTCAAGATTCATTACATCTACACCATTTCTATACATTTCTTCAATGTATGTTCCAAAGAACTCATCAGTACATTGCTCTAAAGCAACTCTCATTCTTCCTGCAGTAATTGTTTTCTCTTCAATATTAAATTGAGTTGAACCACTTGTCGCTGAACAAGCAGTATATTTTTGTACTATTTTTGTTAGAGCAGCAGAAGTAAATACGTTCATTTTGTGTTTTACATTAGGCAAAACTCTATAGTTACGCATAATATCATCACTTCTAAATACTGGCTCATAAAAAATTTCATTAAGGTTCGCACCTGAGTAAGTTGCGAAACTTGTTCCTTTATTTGCTACATTTGCCATTTTATTTTATTTTTTTAGTTATTAAATTTATTCTTTATTCTGTCAGCCATTGCATTGTAAAAACTCGCATTAGCATCTTCTTTTTTGTTCTCAACTACCGCAGGGTCACCATCAGTTTCGATTTCAGTTCCTTTAGCATCTGACTTGTTTATTTTTGCGTTTAACGCTTCAATTTCATTAGTCAAAGTTTCGTTAGTTCCTTTTGCAGTTGCTAACTCTTCTTCTAACAATGAGATTTTGTTTGATAATTCTGTATTATTAGTTTCAAACTCAGAAATCTTATTTTTTATTTCTTCATTATCTCCTAAATTAACAGTAATTGCTGTTTGTTCAGCAACATCATTAGAAACTTTTACATCACCTTTTACAGCAGTAACGATTTCTTCAACTTTGTTGTTGAACCATTCTTTTAACTCGTTAGTCATTTTTCTGTTATTTATGTTAATATTTAATTTGTTTTGTATTTGTTCATTGGTGATGTTCTTAAACTTAGAAACATCATACTTTGCAGCAATCTTAATAGCATCAGATATAGTGTCTACAAAACCTAGTTCATAAGCCTCTTCTGAGTTTAACCAAGTTTCTTCATCCATCATATTTGAAACTACATCATAAGACAATCCTGTCTTTTTCATATAGATTTCTGTAAGTTCTGTTGAGATTTTTTCAAGAGTTTCTGCAGATTTTCTCATATCTTTTGCATCTCCCATTGTACCACCCCAAGCGTTATGTATCATAAATAAAGAGTTTTCAGACATTACAACCTCATCAGCACCTAACGCAATGATAGTTGCAATACTCGCTGCTATACCTTCAATATAAACTGTAGTTTTTGCTTCTCTTTTTTTAATAACATTATAAATAGCCATACCATTAAACACATCTCCACCTAAACTGTTTATGCGTAAATTGATTGGTGTATTTTTTAATTCTTTTATTTCTCCAATAAAATCTTGTGCTGTTACTCCATACATACCTATCTCATCAAAGATGTAGATGTCAGCAGTTTCACTAGCCTTGTTTTGAATATTATACCATTGTCCTTTCATAGGTGCAAAAATACTGTTAAATATATTTGATGTTTACCTAATTTGTTTACAAAACTTTTAACAAGTGATATTATTGCTAGGAATAGACTTTTTTCTTTCTTTATATACAATGTTCTGTGCTTGACTTTCGCTTATTTCGTACTTAATAGACAAATCCATAAATGTATAAGTTCTGTTGCCCTCGTTGTGTACTAACATTCTATCAAAGTCAGTAATAATCATATAGTTTCTAACTCTCTTTGGTTCTATAATTCCTCTCTCAACAAGATGCCTAACCATATCTTTACAAGTAGGACAATCTCCAAATCTTTTTTCTAACTCTACACCAAGAGTTTCTATATAGTCGTAAACTATATCTATATTATTTTGCCTTTGTTTTTTTTGAGCCACTGGTTTTTTTTGTTTTTGCTTTTGGAGTTTGTTCTAATTCTATCCACTCTTCTAACATTGTTTCCCAGAACTTGTTTACTGCTTTTCTACAACTAGAGCAATTTATGTCTTGCTTGTGTGTTGGAAATAATAAATGCCATTCTGCATACATTAAGTTTAATGATTCTGCATCATATTTTGCGAAGTTAGCCATATACTTTCTGTTCTTCACAATAGCATTTGACATCATCTTTCTTTTTGATTTGTCGTAGTTTTGTGCGATTTCTTTAAAATTCATATGTTTAATTTTACCATTTATTTTTAGGACATTTACCAAAAAATTCTTTTGTGAGAGAAGTCTTTGCATCTAAGAAACACTTACATTCTGCACATCTTGCACCTAAGTCTATTTTTGGTCTTTTAAGTAACATAAAGTTTCGGTACATATTACAACTTTTACATATACTTAACCTTTCTAATTTGGTTTTTTTATTAACAAACATATGTTTATATTATTTACGTTTAACAAAATCTAGCACTGTGCTAATCTTTTCTTTCAGTTCTGCTACTGCAATCTTTAGTTCTGACATTGCCTTTGCATTATCTTCGTGTCTTTTTCCAAATTCATTTTTAACTTCATATAGACTAAAAACAAAAAATCTATATAATGCGTATAATGCACCTAGCAATAATACTAAAGGTAATCCATAACTTTCTACTAATATTAAAATTTCTTCCATTGTTTTGTTTTTTTTATAATGTTGCTTGAGATTCAATTACACTTACTTTATCTTGAGCATTTGTAATATCA